TGTATCAACATCTTTAAACAGTTTTGCGTGCATTCTAACTATATTAAGATCTGTATAATCCTTAATAAAATCAGAATGTATTCTATCTTTTGGTAAAGTATAGAAACTTTCTTGTAAATTGTTTAGAGGTCTTGTGTCGTGTATATCGTACCTATTCCAATGCTGTAATAGATGCATAATAGACAAGAAATCTAATCTTACAAATGCATTTCTAATATGTTCATCCATATTACCAAAACAAGTGTTTGTTGGATAATGACTTACATCAAACGCACCAAAAACTGGAGAACCAGTTGATTCGTCACCATAAGAACTACCTCTACTGATGTATGGAAAACATCTTTGTCCGCTTTCACTACTACCACACCAGCCCAACAATTCAGTAGATAGTCCACTGTAATGTACCCTTCCATGTCCTTCGTAAGAACTGTCCAGATTTTGCCCTCTTAGATATCCTTGTATCATACTTCTGTATTGATAGTTATTATTAATATCTTTTGCTTGCAAATCATGAAACTTTCTCATATACAACGCTTGAAACATTGCATAGAAAGGAATCTGATACAGAACATATATATCATTTTCAAGTTTAATCTTACCATATGTCTTTACTTTTCTTTGTTCTCCGAAACTGCTATGTAATATTTCCATTTCTGGATCTTTCATATGTATAGCCATACATAAATGTCCAGTAAGAAACTTCAATAAGTTTATTTGAGAACTTGACAACTGTTCATCTTCATCTAAATGTATACTATTAGGTTGCCAATACTTAAACACCATAGATATTTCCATATCATCTCTCAAAGAAAACATTTCATCTGCTTCTTTAGTTTTGTTTTGAAATATATCCATAACATTCTGCATATTTTCTGTTGCTGCTTCTACATCTTGATCAGTAGTTGCTTTTCTCAGTCTTAACTCTCGCATAAGATCATCAATATCTAAGAGTCTTGATCTTAACTGTCTGAGTTGATGCTGACCTCTATCCATTCTGTTGAACTTTGTTTCCAAACTACCACCTTTGTGTAGTTGCAACAATCTACTACTAATGATTTCATTTACAATTTTCATATATCCAGGTTTCCACCTATATGTTCTTGTAAATGATAATGGTGGCAATGGTTCTACCATAGTTCTGTTGCCATTAACATAAGTATTTTGAGTAAAGTATTTATTGAAATCATTAATCTTTCTCATTACTATGTTCTTAGGACCTATTATCATTTCTGAGGATACATCAGATATGTCCATCTCTAATTTATCCCATTCTACTTCTGTCCACATTTAATCTCTCCTTAAGTTGTGAGGGACAGCGTTAACTGCCCCTCGGTTGTATTTACTCTACGTCTCCACCTTTTACCGTGTGCTCGTTAAATGCAATAATACATCTACCGTCAGTAGCACTGGTTCTAGTAAGTTCAGTTTGAAGATTAGCAGCTGGTGATTCACCAGAGACTGCATTGTCTTCCCAGTTTACCTTTATCTTTGTACTTGACAAATTAATGCGTTCATACAAAGAAGGACTTGCGTCTCTAAGATAATCTACAAACTCTTGCACAGTTTTGCATGCAAGTGCTCTTTGATCTGTTGCACTGACAAAGCCAGTGTTATTTACATTATATAGAATCTCTTCTACTTGTGTTGAGTTACTCATTTTCATTTCCTTTCGGTTTTGAGTCATGAAATAAGGCAAGCAATAAATAAAACACTGCCTTATACATGAATCTCTTTGCTATTGTAAGGTATTCATATGTTGTATTACTGTCGAGTTGAGTCTGTAAAACTTGCTCTGCTTCAACATATACTGGCATATCAATACCTTCTTCTATTGCTTCTTGTAAGTTGTCTCTGTTAACTTTAAGACATTCTACAAGAGTTATAGGGATTTGTGCTTCGTGTTTGACTGCACCTTCCCTAAGTTTTTGTTTTGTAAGTGCAGCAAACTTAAACTTTGCCCACTTTTTCATTTCTGTGGTGGCTGCTATCTCTAGTTCTACTACTTCATTAAATGATTCCACCGCTCTTTCTTCTATCTCTTCATTGTTAAACATTATCATCTCTCTTTCTTCTAAGACTGCTTATCATATTATATCTTGAATATTCCCAACCAGTCTTGTCTAATTGTTCTACCAACTTGTTTATTTCTTTCACTATCTCTAACGCTGTATCATAATTCATATCGTCAGGATATAAAGTTATTGTACTTCTTGGTATTGTTTTACAAGTTGCATCTTTCCATATCAGTATTGATATGAATGTTACTAATATTGCTAATGATATATATGTTACCATATTGTTTCCTTTCTTTGTTAAGGCAAGTGCGGCTACTACAAAATGTTCACCGCACTATTAGCCACCGATTATCTAAACTGTTCAGACAAGTCTAAGAGTTTATCCTCTATCGCATCTTCTATAGTATCTAAATTATAGTCTATAATTTCTAATGCTCTATCGTTTATTGATTTCATAACATCATCTACATCAGATGATTGTTTCTCTACTTCATCTTTCACTATCTTTCTCATCTCTTTCTTACTGAACAGTTGTGTTTGTTTGTATTTACTCATCTCATATAGTTACTCCTTTCATATGTTATATTGCTTTGATCTGTTGTATTGAATGGTATATCATACGACTTATAATGCTATGACATAGATAAGTTCTATGTCCACTAACTGATAATTGCTACGAGTGTAGACTTTGACCAGCACTATAAGTCGTATTGAATGGTTCTCAGAAAAAGAGAGAGTGC